TTCAACACGTATATGCGTGTATTTTTTATGTTTACTCTCACATATATGTAGAATATAGTGTAACATACGTAACAGTGTAACATGTACTATATATCAATTAGTTATGTGTTACACTTAATGTAACAAGTGTTAACAATAATAATAAATAATAATAATAATATAAATAATAATACTAATAATTATATAGATATAGTCTTAAAACTTATTTAAACGGTGTTTTAAGGCATTTTTACATTAAATTGGTGTATATATATCAAAACTTATTAAAAGTTGCTTAAAATGAAAATATGAAAGATACAGGTAGACCTATGAAATTCAAATCACCTGAAGAATTACAAAAGAAAATAGAATCTTACTTTGATTGGTGCGATTCACGTACACGCGTTAAGCATCTTGTGACTAAAGATGGTGTTCAAGAAGTAGTTGAAAGTTTTCCCCGACCTTATACGGTTGAAGGCTTAGCTGTTTATTTAGATACATGCCGCGATACTTTGATAAATTATTCAAACAAGGAAACCTTTTTCGACATTATTAAACGCGCAAAGCAAAAGATACTAGCTAACAAGGTTGAAGGCGGATTAGATAGAACTTATGATATGGGTGTTGCTAAGTTTATGTTGATCAATAATTACGGCTTTAAGGATAAGCACGAAACAACTGAAGACGACAAAAACATAAACATAAACATTCAGTACCCTGAAGCTAAGTAGTGCCGCGCAACATAAACATACAGCTTTACAGGCCGCACAAAGGTCAACAGCGGATCTTAGATAATAAGCGTAGGTTTAACTGTATTGTTTGCGCGCGTAGGTTCGGCAAAACTGAATTGATAACATCGGTTGCATTGCCGCTTATAAGCCCTGCTGTATTTGAAGGTAAGTTCGTTGGTATCTTTGTGGACGATTTTAAAGATTTTGCACAAAGCTGGAATAAGATAGTAGATACTTACAAAACAATTTCTGAAGGCGGAATTATAAAGCACAAAGATGAAACTTCAAAGATAATGCAGTTTCTCAATGGCGGCGTTTTAGAAGTTTGGTCCATTGGCGATGAAGGGCGAAAGGACAAAGGGCGCGGCCGTAAGTATCACCGGGTAATCTATGAAGAAACACAAAAGATACCGAGCCACATATTAGAATATCACTGGAAAACAGTTGCACGCCCTACCTTGACTGACTACAAAGGTGAGGCGTTTTTTATTGGTACAGCAGCGGGTAAAGATAACTATTGGTATGAACTATGCAGAAACGGTGCTAAGGCTGGCAATGTCGAAAAGAATTGTTATAATGATATAGATTTGCCACAAAGCGAAAACGGCAGCGACAGCTGGATAACGTTTCGCATGGAAACAACAGATAACCCGGCGATTGATCCCGATGAAGTTGCCGATGCCAGCCGCGATTTGGACCGCCTAACGTTTGAACAGGAATACAAATCTGTATTTGTTGATTATAGTGGTGAGGCATGGGTTTACGTGCTAAAGGACAAAAGCATTCAACAAAAAGTATTTCAGCCTTCAAAGAAAATAAATTGGGAAACGGAACAGATTTACGTATCATTTGACTTTAACAAAATACCAATGACCGCCGCCGTTATGCGCAAAACTACATTGGCGCCTGATGTATCAGCACGTTCACGTTATCGCTATGGTGTGCATATTGTAAAGGAATTTAAGATAGGTAGTGAAGAACGCGGTGAAGCATCAATCTATGACACGTGTCAAGCATTTCGCGAATGGGTATTTGCAGAAACAAATAAAAAGATTGGGCGTTGGTCCGATACTGCTATTTATCCCTGTACTATACCGCTACTGATTACAGGTGATGCATCAGGTGATCGTTCCGATGGTAGACAGCGCGTATCTAAAACCTACTACGAAATTATACAAGAAGAACTGCAATTACCAGCGCGGTTCTTTGTAGTGCCTAAAGCTAACCCATTACACGCTGAAAGTTACGTGCAAACAAACACTATTATTAGCATGTGCCCCGACTTCCAGATTTATGAAGATAAATGCCCGGGTTTACGTATGGATTGTTTGCGCATCAAATCCGATAACAGCCGCCGAATCATTAAAGGCAAAGGCGAAGAAAGGCAGGCCGACTTACTTGATAATCTTAGATACTTACTTAACACGTTTTGTCAAGATATAAAACTATAATCCTATGATTTACCGCCCCAAAATTAAAGTACATTCTAATGAAGAAGTAGAATATTGGAAAAACATAATAAATGAAAAGCGCCGACAAAACAAAAGCCTTCAGCGCTGGTTAGTTGTTAGTGATGTGCACAGACCGTTTCATAATCAGATACTTTGGCAAAAACTATTAAGGCTAATATCTGAACTTGGTACAAATTTACACGGCATTGTTTTAGCGGGTGATTATTTAGACCTTTATACCCTTGGCAGCTATAACGCTGAATCATTGGCCAACTTATCGGGCCTAACATTACAGGATGAATACATAGACGGATTGCAGGGTATTGACGATATTAACAGCGCGTTTAAAGGTGCTAAGAAATATTTTCTATTTGGCAACCATGAAGATAGATACTTCAGGCACATAAAAGAAAAAGATAATGCCAAATACGGCGGCGCGTTAATAAATCCTACTGATGCATTATACCTGTACGAACGTGGATGGGAAGTTAAAACAGATTGGCAGTCTGATTATTTCACGCTTGGCAAACACTTAGATATAGTTCACGGTGTTTACACATCTATTCACGCGGCAAAAGCACATTTAGATAAAACGCAGCACTCAGTTATGTTTGGCCATACGCACCGGGTTCAATGCTATCACTCAGGTAATAGGGCCGCTTTTAACATTGGTGGGTTATATGATATTAAATCAAAAGGTTTTAGCTATATGCCAAGGTTTCAGCGCCAATTGTGGGCTAATGGTTTCGCCATCGTCAATATAAATGACAATGGCGATTTTTACGTAGAACAGGTTAACGTTTGGGCAGATAAGTTTTTAGCTAACGGTAAGATGTATTAGCGTTTTGTTGATGCCAACGAGGTGGTGTAACTTGAAATCACAAATTGTGACCTCGTATAAACATAGTAGTATAAGGATGGCCGCCGCCTGTAAACATTATACCTTTATAAGGCCAATTGAAATGATTAGTAATATGCAGCTGCCAATGCTCCCACGGCGTTTTATACTTAGGTTCTTTAAAGTCTAACCAAAAGTATGCCCTGTGCGTTTTTAGTTCGTTATTTAATAATGAAACCCACGAATAATAACGCGATTCTGATTCTAAAACTGAATAATGCCGCGATGGCTGCCAGAATTTAAAGCGTTTATGTTTTCTGTAAAACTTACGGGTTAACGGAAAACATTTAAACGAATCATTAAGGATTAAACCAAGTTCAATATTATCACTATGACCGCTTAAAATTAGTTCGCGTATCGATTTAGATTCCGTTTGCATACTTATTTCTTATTTTTTTATACGCTTGTTTTTCTATTTGCCTGACACGTTCACGGCAAACTTTTAGTTTTTCCGCTACTTGGCTTAAATCTTGCGGAAAGGTATCAAAGTATCTATACCTTAAAACTTCTAATTCACGGCCTGTTAAACATTCGGTAACTTCGTAGTAAAGTTCTTTAAGTTCTAACTGTAAAACGTGTTTATCTGTTTGATCATCTGATGCAACTTGATAAATAATATCGCCATCAAAATTAGTATCATCTAAGCTAACGAAGCCTGTAATACTTTGCGCTGATTTTATAATATTTTCAGGTATGTTTAGTTTTTCTGATAACAGGTAACTATCTGTTTCTTCATACTTACCGATTTGGTATCGAACCTGAGATATTCGATGCGGCAGCCTTACGCAGTTTTTTTTAGTATCAATAAAGTCTTTGATGTAGCGCTGAATCTGAAATAATGCGTAACTTATAAACTTGTTTTCAAACGCCGGGTTAAATGTATCGGCAGCTTTAATTAAACCTAACATAGCTTCACTTACTAAATCCATTATATCGATTTGCGCGTTATCATATCTAAAGGCTATTGAGGCCGCAAATAACATATTGTGATTGATCAGCTGTTCCCGTGTTGCTGTTCGTTCCTGTTCGAATGTTAGCGGCTTATATTTTTGCGCTTCGGTTAAGAACTGCTGTAAAATACCTTTTTTGTTTCGGTGGTTATTGCCTTTAATATCTATATGCTTAATCATAAGTGTAAAATTGATAAAAGTTTAAAACTTGTTGTGATGTACGGCGGCAAATAAACGCATCTTTATGCGCGCGCTTCCACGTGGTTAGCATTATTTCTGCTTCTTCAAGTGTGTTGTAAACAAACATAATCCGGTATAGGCCATCAGTTTGTTCTACTTGCGCCTGTTCTATTGTACACATCGCTAAATGTTCAGCGCGTATAAATTCAGGGTGTCGGGTGCTAAGTATCTGAATGCAATACATAGTGTCGGTTTGCGCGTATGCTGCGGCGCTAAATAGTAAAATAAAAAGTAGTGTTTTCATGATGTGAAGTTTTAAAATGTTAAAAGATTCGGTTTTGTAGGTTGACCGAAAACCTTGATGTTTTATAAGCTTGTATACATTCCTGTAACACTTGTAAAAATATTTTTTAATTGATCATTGTAAACAAAATCTAAAACTTTAACATCATCGCAAGTACATTTAGAATAGTTTACTTTTTTGAATTCTACAATATAAGTATCCATTGCAGTAAGCGTAATTTTAAGATAATTTGCTTTGCTTTTATTAGTTCTTAATTTCATAGATAAAGCATTTCCGCAATCTATTAAAGTATGTGCGCCTGTCATAGCTAAGAATTTGTTACCACCTAATTGAGCGAGGATTTGTGTTGCAGTTGTCATGATCTTAATTTTTTGAAGTTTAAATAATTCCCTTTCGTTGTATGTTGATACAAAATTACACCTAATTTTCAGAACTGCAAATAATTTTATAAAAATTTTATAAAATATTTTATCTTTTTTTCTCCTAACTTTACAACCAAATTAAATACACATGATTTTTAGAAAACGAAACAGAGCAGAACAAAACGAAAGTAATTACCAGAAGTGGCTTAAAACCTACATTCCCGAAACTACAAAGCAGCGTATAGAATTGACAAGAGTATTTACAGACCGCGCTGGTAATAACTTTTACATTTTAAAAAATCCTGCAAACTTAACACGAGAACGTGCGCAAAGGATTGAAGAAGCAATGACCGCTATTGATTTTGGTATTCACAAAACAGAAGTAGTTGAAAAGCTAAACGGCATTTTAGAAACGGTTGAAGAAATGCCATGGCAAAACATGACACGCGATAAGCTAAAAGAATTTCACACTAAAAGCAAGGACCAACTAAACGACATTCTATACAGGCTTAAAAGCGTTAAGTTAGATGATCTATTATTAGAAGCTGGTTTGTATTTTTTTTATATTGATGGTGAAAACCCATACATAATAAACAGCGAAACACAGCAGCGCAAAATGGAAGCGATTAAAAAAGATGATGAACTGCGCGCTTTTTTTTTGAACAGTATAGAACAAATATTGAAAGGTTCGAGCGCTTCAAACGTTTAAACTTTCCAAGGCTAAACAAAATTGAACCGAACGCAAAACCAAAAAAGAAACCTGCAACATATCAACACGCATTACAAAAACTGAAAGAACAAAACCGCGAAAACGATTATATTATAACAAAGGGTGACCCGGTGCAAATGGCAAATGTTAGATTTTGGGTTATACGTGATTATTACGCGGCATTAGAACAGATATTAAAAGACAATGATAGGGCCGAACAGGCTAACAAAAAAATAAACAAAAAGTAATGGCAGAAATTAAAGACGTTTATAGTTTAGAATTTAACGGTTCGCAGTTCCAGACTGAAATAAATTCAGCTATAGAAAGTATTGACCAACTAAATAACGCAATGGCCGAAGGCGTTGACGTTGCTGATGAATTAGAATCTGCGCAGGCGAACTTAGTTGGCGTGTTAAATACTGAGGCCAAAGGCGTTGAACAGCTAAATCAGAAACGCGACACTTTAGTAAAAACACAAAAGCAAGTTAATGCTGAATCTAAAGCTGGTGTAGCTGTTGGCAAACAATTAGATGCAACAAATAAACAGATAGCAGTTAGCACAGGGCAAGCTGCAACACAGCAAAAAAGTTTTGCAGGTTCGTTACTTCAAGGTGCGCGCAATATAAATGGTTTGCGCCGCGCTGGTATGATGTTGGGTAATGTATTTAGAATGTTAGGCGGTTTAAATCCGTTTGGTTTATTGCTTACTGTACTACCTACTGTAATAGATTATATTTTTGGTGCAACAAAAGCACAAACTGCATTTAATGAAGCATCTAAATCAGCTGTTGAGTCTTATGCTAAAGAAAAAGTAGCATTAGATGATTTATTTACATCACTAAATGATGCTAATGTTAAAGGTAGTGAACGTAGCGCAATTATTAATCAAATAAATGAGCAATACGGCGATTATTTACCTAACTTATTAACTGAAGCATCAACAGCTGAAGAAATTGCAGCGGCATATGATTTAGTTAATAACGCATTGATAAGAAAAGCTGTAACCCAAGCTAAAACGAATGCATTAGAAGCAGCTACAGGTAAATTATTACAAGATAGAATTGCAGCTTTAGCAAGACAAAAAAAGGCACAAGAAGATTTAGATGCTTCAGGAGTTGGTATACTTAGTAGAGATAAAGATGGTGAATTAGTATTTTCAACACCAACTTCAGATGACCAAGTACGCGCAATAAATAATTTTAAAGCAGCAAAAAAGAATTTACAAAATATAGATAAAGAATTTAAAGAAGAAGTTAAAAAAATAAATGAATCGGCAAAAGACCTTGAAATATCATTAGGTTTAACTGAAGTAACGCCAAGACCACCAAGACCACCAAGACCGCAAAAACCATTAACAGAAATTAACGCTAAAACTAAAAAAGAACTTGAGGATTTAAATAAAAGGTTTTTAAGAGAAGAGCTTGAACAAAAAGAAGAGCAACGCCAACAATATTTAATTGAAGAAAAAGTATTTTTAGATGACCTAAATAAAGAATACGAAGCATTTTTAGAAGAAAAAAGATTAGCTGATGAAAAAGCATTAGAAGAACGTAGGGCAGCCGAAGAAAAATATTTAAATGAAATTAGCTTAGAACGTTTTCAAAAAGAAATTGAAGATCTCGAAACAAATTTACAAGCTGGTTTAAAATATAGGGAAGATAATAGAAATACACAATTAGCACAAGATTTATTATTTTTAGAAGAACAGCGTAATCAAGAATTAGCAGCTGCAACAGGTAACGCTGAACTGCAAGCTAAAATAGATGAAAGCTATAATAAGAAAAGAAAAGATATTGAAAGCAAAGCTAATATTGATCTTCTAAATTTGCGTATTGAATTTTTAGAAAAGATAAAAGAAGCATCTAAAGATTTTATTGACCCGGGTACACTCGCATCATTAAATAAACAAATAGCTGATTTAAAATTACAATTAGAAGAAGCTGGTAAAAGCATTGGCGATGGCATTGAACCGCCTGACCCTAAAAAACTTATTGAACAAATAGGTCAAGTAATTACAGGTGTTTCTGATTCTGTTTTTTCAGTTCTTAACGCTCAGGTTCAAGCCTACATTTCTGGTCTTGACAAAGCAATAGATAAAAGCAAATCGGCATTGGATGAAATACGTTCTAATAGTGAAGATTTTAACGCGCGTCAATTAGAAATTGAAAAAGAACGTTTAGAAAAGTTAGAAGCTGAACGGGCCCGTGCTGTTGAACGTGAAAAGAATTTAGCATCTGTACAGTTGGCAATAAATGCAGCGATAGCAATTTCAAAGGCGGCTGCTGAAGGTGGCGCGGCGGCACCTATTACAATAGCCTTAACACTTGCGTCACTTATTGCAGGTTTAGCACAAGCGCGTGTAGCAGCTGGTAACGCGTTTTATAAGGGTGTTGAATACTTAGAACGCGGCAACAATAAAGCAGGCCGCGACACAATACCAGCAATGCTTAACGAAGGTGAGCGCGTAATTACAACCGATACAAATAATAAATATTGGGATGTACTTAGCGCCGTACATAATAACAGAATACCAGCGGATGTGCTAAATACATTTTCTAAAGCATATCAGCAAGGCGGCATTAAAAACGCTTTAGGTGCATTTGGCGATAACGTTAGCCTTAGTTCTGAATTAGGGCAAAAATCTATATTTGTCAACGTGGCCCAGACTTACGGCGGCTTAGAAAACAGATTGGAACGTATCGAAAATGTTTTAACCGAATTGCCTAAATACATGCCACGTACAACAGTTAGCGCGAATGCCAACGGTATATTTAAAATAGTAGAACAAAGACAAGCGCGTAAAAACTTCTCGCGTAATTGGTCAAAATAACATAATTTTGTATAAACATTTAAACATTATAAAACTATGCCCCTAATTAAATGCTTACCCGGTGATAACAAATGTATTCAAAGAAACATTAGAACTTTAATAGCTGAAGGTAAACCACAAGAACAGGCGGTTGCCATCGCTTTAAACTTAGTAAAAAAATGAAATATTTAATTATAACTGTTATCGTTTTAGTTTCTGTTTTGCTTTATGTTACAATTGACAATAGCAACAAGCTACAGAAACATATACAGAAAAACGAACAGCGAACCCGTGACAGTTTGTCCCAAATATATGCTAAATTTGTGACAAAATCTGATAGCTTACAAGCGCATATAGATACGATGCAGACTACATTAGACAAACAAATAAAACAGTTTAGATATGACCTATCCAGAATTAAGATTATTAAAGTACCGATTGTTAATTACAATTCTGTTTCTGACACTTTGCTCATTAGCCGCCTCATGTCAGATTATAAAGGTAGATAACGGTTTTTTAATTAGCCGCGACTATGCTGAATATATAGCTGCGCGTTTTGATAGTTTGGATGCTTATAAAATTGCATACGGCGAATGTGTTAATAGAGCCGTTGATTGTGATAGCATATTATATAGTGCTGAATCTGTTATAACAGCAATGAAAGTACAGCAGAAAACACAAAGCGACATGCTAAAATTAAAAGATGAAATGATTCAAAGTTATGATCGCAGTAATATTATCTGCAATGATTACGCAAAGCAATTGAAAAAACAAACACGTCTTAAAAAAGTGTGGAAAATAACAACTTACGCGTTTATTAGTGTATCTTTGGCCGCGTTAACATATTCAATACTTAAATGAACGGCTTACTAATATTTTTTGATGGCATACCTCAGGACTTAGATAACTTTAACGGTACTGAATCGGCAAGTTTTGTTTTTCGCCGCAAAGATGAAGCGGGCAATTCTGCGTTTTCATTTGCCCCTGAATTAACTGTTGTTGGTGATACATACGAATATATCAGGCAGCAAATAATAAACGCGCCTAATCCAAATATTGCAGCCATTGAAGTACTGATTTATGATACATGCTGTCTAAATCCTGATGGTTCAGACCGCTTATTATTTACTGGCAAAATTGAAGGCGGTTCGGTACGTTGGTGTACCTTTCCGACATGTGAAGCACAAGTTACGGTAGTAGATAATAGTCAGGATGCGTTAGCTATTAGGTGTTTGAAAAATAATTTTCCGTGGGAAACAGGTCGAAATCATACAGGCATAGATGAATTTAGACGCGCGCCATGGATGTACTACTGCAATGATTTTAAACCGAGTGCTTTACAAGAAGTTATTATGTTGTATGGTGTTTGGTTTTTTCTTATATCAGCACCTTTAATTGCTTTATTATCATTGGGTACAGGTATAAATTATTTCGATAACCTATCTAACTTTATTGTTGGTTGTGGCCGCCGACATTTAGCGCCGTTTTTAGATAGCCAATTTAGAAACTTATGCAAAATATGTAATATTGGTTATCAGTCAAGTTTATTTGATGTGGGCGGTTATTATCATAATACAGTTAGAATGGATTTAGCTTTTGTGCCCGGTACTCCTATAAATCAACAAGGTTATAGTGATGCATATTTTGATAATAAACCTAACTTAAACGGTATTCAATTTTTAGATGAACTAAAACAGCTAAATATAGATTGGCGTGTTGTAAATGGTGTTTTACAAATTGAGCGCAAAGATTATTTTGCAGGTGTTGAATGGTTTAATACAGATAATTTACAGCCTGACCAGTTATTATCTATTTGCTATGAATCATTAGGCGAACGCCCTGCGGCTTATGCTGAATATGAATACCCTAAAGATGGTGTAGATAATAGCGGCGATGAAGTTGCCCGCCGTTGGACCGACCGCGTTATAGATTGGAATATTCCAGATAACCCACAGCAAGTAGGATTATTTAGTAAAAAATTACAATACGGTGCAACACAATTTAGATTTGATGCAAACAGACCTAATGTTAATCCAATTGATAAACCTTTGTATGTAACGTTTTATCCGTTTGTTCAAGATAACGAAAATAGATATGCAATGTTTTTAGAAAAGGGTGTAGCAGCATATCCTAAACTTATAAATTTAGATTCTGTTATTGATGAAAATATTTCTAATTTTCAACGCGGTTATGGTAAACCTGACTTTTTTACAGATGCTAACGGCTTGCGTGTTTATAATTACAAATGGCATATAAAAGAAAATCCTTTAGTAGCTGGCAACGGCCAAAGTTATGATACGGCTTATCAAAAACTATTCTATATTGATGATCCGCGCTTAACATCTGTTAAAACTCGCAAAGTTACAATATCAATTTCAGCTGATTGTGATTTACTTACTACTTTAGATATTGATAAATACGTTACAACTTCACAAGGGCAAGTACAAATAACTGAGATAACCTACGATACAAATAATAATTCATTAACTATTCAAGGCTTAATTTAATGTCTTATACTTACGATAATATACAATTAGATTGCATTGACAGCAGCGGAAATGTATTATATAATATTGCAACGTTTACGGCTGCAACAATACCAGCTGTGCCTGTTGAAGGTTTAGCAATAGGCATTAAAGTTCGCCTAACGTTTACAATAAACAGTTCGGGCGCAAATAGCTTTTTAAATAAACAGTTAAGATTTAACCCGGGGCTTTATGTTTTATCAAATCAAACAAACGCTTTTGATTTTGGATATGAAACATTAAATCCATTAAGCACAACACCACAACAAGCTGTTCTAAATATAGCAAATCCTGCATTGCAAAATATCTATTGTGAGATGTCAAAGAATGCAGCGCCTCACGATGAAGCAACAGTAGTATTTGAATTTTACGTAACAAATGACACTACTAATTTTATATTTGGCAATTCATCTAATTCAAATGTCAATAGATTTTTAGCTTCAAGTGCTTTAGGTGTATCTAATAATACAGGTCAAGTTGTTTACAACCAAACAAAAAATTTAAGTTTAGCTTGCAGAATATTTGATTCAACAAGTTTTTCAGCTAATGCAACTACACCTGTAGGTGGTAATTTTTTAAACATTCTTATTGAAGCACGTTGGTACAATTCTGATTATGGTGGGTATAGTTTATTGATGCGATATATTAAAGAACTTGAAATTAGTTCAGCATCACAAACAGCCGCAAGTTTGCCACTATTAACTAATGTGACGGCAACAGCTGCACAAACAAATACTACAACACCACCAAACGCAATTTTTACAATAGCAAGCAATCAGTTAGCAGTAGGTGAAGACAATTCTGTAAGGATATTATTAAGGGGTGAAGCTTATAACGGATCTGTTGCAAATCCTGCTATTACTGATGTTCGTGTTTTACTTTTTAGAGTTGATACTGCTGCAAATAATGTTAATTTTGTAACTGACTTATCATTATCAGATGCTTTGATACCACAAGCAACACCGGGAAGCGGTCAACTAAACGGCGCTATTTATTCGCCTTCGGATTGGTTTGAAAACGTACCTGTTGCCGATGATATAGAAGTACAATTTGTTATTGATGGAACACAGCTTCAAGTAAACGGGCAATATTACATAGTAGTAAACATTCATGACAACGTTAATCCTGAATATGTAACATCACATCTAAGCCCGCTTTTAACAGCTACTTACACGCCGCCTGCAATACCAACTATTACAGGTTATCTTAGTACTTACAATACAGAATATAGCGGCAACGAATTAACAATAGCGCCACATCAACGTATTAAGGCACGTTTAGAAATTGATAAAGCAAGCTATGTAACCGCGCTAAATGCTATTGGTTTAGTAGGTACTTTCGATGGTAGTGTAGCGGGCATTATTTGTAAACTTACAAATGTACCGGGCGTAGTTAATCAAGTGCAGGGTTTTATACCAGCAGCGCCGCCAATTACAACCGCTGACATGACAATTATAACGAACGATGCAACCGATTTAGTTTTAGATTGCATTTTTAGAATTGCTGAAGAATACGCTGGTACTACAACTGAAATTACGTGGACTGTTAGTCTAAATCAGGTGACTACAATTTCAGGCATAACTCAATTAACGCAAATAGATTTTGTACAAAAATTGGATGTTGATGTTTTCGAAAATGATGCAATAACACCTAACTTATTAAGCATTAAGTTTTACGATTTAGAAGATTATATAGTAGGTATCAAAACCGAAATAATTGACATTTGCGATGCCGATCAAATAATAGCGCAAGTAGAAAAAGACCCATCCTTTTCAGGTTCTATAAATTTTATTGCTACTATTTACCCTGCAAGCGAAACAGGCGATACTAATAATAATGCCATTGAAGAAGAATCAAGCTGGGCGCCAATTGTAGTACAAATGCAACAGTTAACAAGTGCTAAACTTGCTGATGTTGATGCATCATTTGCGCCATCTAATGAAGCTATTTTTAAAATAAACGTACAGCAATTAACGCAAGGGCAGCGTTATTGGGTAACAGGTATTGCATATCAGCAGGTGCCAGATTATTGCCCTATTGGCTTAGTTGCGCTTACAAGTACATCTACTTATAGAACTGTTGGCGTATTACCTTTGTGGACAATTACAGGTGATCCAACCGCGGTTATAGCTGAAATATTAGCACATCCCGATTATGTAGGTGGTATAAATATAGTTCAAAATAACTTTGTTGATAATGCTAACAGCCCAATTGGCGTTTTAAGTTACGCGGGCAATATTGTAACAGCAATAAAGATTAGCGATACAATTCCAATAGCTTATTATAGGTTTATTGTTGATGCTGACTTCGACCCGGGCACAGGGCCACACACAATAAGACACGAAATTTTAATGTCAGTTCCAATACCTGCGCCAAGTTTAATACCTATTGTAACTTTTGACAATAACTATAAATGTAGCGATTTAGGATAAAATTTTTTAATTTAATTTTTATTTGTATCTTTGCGAATATATGTTAGTAAATTATTCTGTTTCATATACGCCCGAAATTAGTAGGACATATTCATTTAGGCAGCCCGTACCGATTCGGTATGCCTGCCCTGTTTTGCCGCCTAATTTTATGCAAAACGAAACTGATGCATGGAACTGTAATTTATGCGGTTCTGATTTGCCGTTTTATATTCCGTATGTTGAAGGCGATATTATACCATTTCAAACACAGGTAACTGATAATTACAATCAGCCTAACAGCGTTTTAGTAGCAGGCTTTCAAACAAGTACAAGTACATCGCATTATGTTGTAGTTAGCTTATATGATTGTTGCGGTAACTTAGTATCAGAATTTATTGATGATTTTTCAGATAGTTACCACGTAGGTCAAAGCCTTGCAACAGGCAGCATTCAAACGTGGTTTGTT